CTTCCATGTCCATGTCATCAAGATCCATATCATCAGGTAACATAAACATGTTAGGGTTATTTGGATCGTATTCTTGAAACTCGTCCATTGGTAAACCTTCATTCTCTGGATCTATTGGATCTGTAAGACCTAAAAATTCACCAAGTCTTTGTATTATACCACCTTCTCCTGTTGGATCACCTAGACCTGCTCCAGGTCCAAATAAACCTGATACATCCATCTCCTGTAAACCTTCTCGTGTTGTTGGTTGAGGCTCGTATTGTTTTTCAAAAACATCATCTAAAAGCATATCTAATGTTGTGCCAGAACGATCTTGACCAAACATATCTACGGGTCCACCTGTAGGTACTTCAATAACAGGATCCATTTTTCCCAATCCAAAACCACCTATCATGGATGGATCTCTACCACCTTTACCTAAATTGTAATCTACTATTGTGCCCATTGGTTTTAAAGAACCTATGCCACTTGATCTTGCTATGTAATTCTCTCTATTACTATCATCAAAATTTGTAATAGGTGATGGGTATGATCTGTTTCTTCGTCTAGTTGATAGTGCCACTACGAGCTACCTCCGAATATGTCTGGCAGTTTGTTAACTTTGATTGCCACATCTTTTACTATATCTTCTTTTGTTGTGCTAGTTTCAGGGTTATTGACATCATCATTTGCTTCTTGTTCATCGGCGTAGACTTTCCCTGTTGTCGCGTGCTTGATAGTAGTGTTTGTTTCTACATCTAATACAGGTATTTTATTTCCTGCAATCACGGTAATATCGTCTTTTATAGCCATTTTATCTCCTTAATGCAATAATTAACTTATCTCTAACACACTTAATATTGCGTGTAAATCATTAGCATTCTGCGCTTGTAACTTAATAACCTCAGATTCTTTTAAAACTACAGGTGATGTAGAGAAAGCATAACTGTTAAATAACTCTTCAGACGTCCCTTTTTGTACGTTTCTACTAGTTTCTATGGTAAATTCAACACTACTAGTATCTGTGACTGTAGCAGCCACCGTACAATCATTTGAAGAATCTACGTTTGTTACACGGAGAGATTTAACAATAGCCGTTGTTTCTGACGGCACAGTGTATAATGTTGTGGCGTTAGTTGTGGTCAATTTAACCTTGTGATTTGTATAAACATTTGCCATTTATTCTAAAAACCATGCTACTGCTTCATTGTCATCTCTAAGAGGTTCTGAAGTATAAGTATTATTTAATGCAAAAATTAGCTGATCTAAAGTTTGTATAAGTTGTGCCATTTGTGATTGATCGTATTCTGGTGTTGCTTGTGGTAACATAGGTATTGTTATTTTAGCCATTATCCACCTCGCATGCCATCTGGTTTAGCATCAAACCTAAGTGTACCATAACGCCATTTATCATCAACAGCATCACTAGACACGCGCAATGCAAGTTGCCTACCTCGTATACGTGTGTCTTTTTTATTTGTTGATGTTTCTATTGTAAAAGGTCCGTGTGTTTTTTGTGTAGTAGATGGATAAGCACGTGACTTAACTGTTATATCAACTTCGCCAACTTGATTTTTAAAATCAGGTATGAATCTAGATATTGACATAAAGTTGTCGCCGTCTGCGATATCAATATCACCAGATTCAATGTGACAATTCATTGCAGCACCATCATCATTAACACCCTCTTCATGTAAATAAACAAAAGTTCTACCTTCTTTTACACCATTTATTGTAGATATTGTAGTGGTAGTATCACTAGCCTCAAATTCTGCTGCGTATGGATTTGCATATACACCACGATCTGCCCAAGAGCTACGTGCTAGTGTACCTATATACCATACATTTTCTGCATAATTGTAAGTTACATTTCTATCTATTTGTGTAGAATTTTTTGAAGGATAAAACCATATGACTTCATTAAAATCAGAATTTACAGCACAAAATACATCACCTAATGCATTGTTATTTATGTCATCAAATACATAATCTTGAACACTACATGGTATTTTCTTTACTGCACCATCAAATAAGAAAAAAGAATCGTTGCCCATCCAATAGGCTATACCACTCACATCAACAGCACTATGTATACCAACAGCTCCACAATTAGAACCTAATTGTTTAAAACCAAAAGTAAACGGCGGGCCAATAAATTGCATTTGATATAACGCTGTGTCAGTGTAAATAAGTATTGCACCCCTAGATCTAACAGCTGTGTTTATTTGATTACCATCTGTTAATCTTTGTGAACCAGCTGTGTTAGTAGCAGTTGGCGTCCATGTTGCTGGATCTTCTTGATCAGAAAAACGTATAAACATATTATCTTGCGTGGATGATGTACCTATGGTTGTTTCTGTTCCAAAACAAATAACGTGTCTATCATCACCAGATACTAGCATAAATCTAGATTTTGTTGGTGCACCACTTACATTTGTTCTTGCTGCTAAGTTGCTTGACAATCCACTTGATGTATCCCAATAATACAAACTACCATCAAACTGTTGTGCTAATACATCTTCACCCCAGTTGTCTAAAGCCCATTTACCAGATTGTAATAAAACACCATCAGCTCCTGTAAGACCAGATCTAGTAGTGTCCCACGTTGATGCGTTCCATGTTCCCGCACCCCAACCATATCCATATAGAGATGTAGGTAATCCTGTGTTTATTTGATACGTTCCGTTTGCTGTAGCACCTGTTGCATCAGAACTAGCTGCAGCACCTGCAATTATTGTGTAAGTATTAGAAGTAGGAACTGTTTGTATTTCAAACTCTCCTTGTAAATTAGCTGCTGATATGCCTCCTACAGCACCACTTACACTAGCGATAGTAACAAAGTCACCTGCTAATGCACCATGACTAGAATCAGTTATAGTAACAGTTGTAGATCCATTTGTTGTTTCAAACTGTGTTATGTTGCCTGTGCCAGTGGCACGCGTAGGTGTAATGTCAGCATAACTATTTTCTGAGTATGCGTATAATTTTTTATTAGTGCCGTAGATAGCATAGTTTACACCTTTAAGATCTGAGTAAGCAAGAATAGCACGCGTTGCACCAAGAAGTGCATCACTAGTTACTTTTTCCCAACCACCTATTTTTTCCGGTTGGCCATAACGAAAACGAATATTATCCCCATCAACCCATCGACCCTCTGCACCATACTCGGTGTTTTGTTTGTCAATGCCTGGGGCAATTTGTAGTTTAGTTAGTGGCATAGAATGGTATCCAGTAATCTGTGCCGTTTATATTAACACGAATATGACCTGTTAACGATCCTACACTTGTATCTGTTGTAATGCTTGATGATTGATCTGAATTACTTGTTCCATCAAACCTAATAAATTCTTGATCTGTGTCATCTTGGTCTAAAGTTAAACAAGCGACAGCTCCAGAAGAATTTGCTTGGTTAATAGTTACAAATGCACTTGTAGGTGATGATGTTCCAAAACCTATTTTATCAGCAGAACCATCAGAAAAGAAAGCATGTGTCAATGTGTTTGTTTCAATTCTAAAATCAACAGATGCACTAGATTCATTAAATGTAAATCCACCTCCATCAAAATCAATTGCGCCAGTGGCTTTTACACCACCAACGACGTGTAGTTCAGTTGAAGGTGAACCTGTTTTAATTCCAACACGATCATTTCCTGCATCAGTAAAGAATAAGTTTGCATCGCCGTTACCTTCAATTCTAAAATCTACATCAGCTGATGATTCATTAAATACAAAAGAACCGCCATCAAGTGATGTATTGCCTGTTACGTCTAATGTACCATTTGCTTTTATATTACCAGCATCAGCTAGCACATCAAACATGGTAGAACCATCAGAGTATAAAATATGTTTTGCACCTTGTACAAGATTAACAGCAGTTCCACCTGCTGGTTTAAATCCTAATGTGTTACCACTATGTGTAGTTGCATCATCAACAATGTACCATGTTTCTACGGCTTCACATTGCATAGTTGTATTACCAGACAGCGTGCCTGTTAATTTTATAATTGCGTTACTTTGTTCATCAGTTGTAGATCCATCTGATGTAGCTAAAGAATCAGTTGTGCTTGCTATAGCAACAGAAACATAACCTTTAGTTGCTGATTCTAATTTTTGTAAATTATTATTTGTTTTAGTTCCCCAAGATCCTGAATTTTCACCAGTAGCTTGGAGCTCTAGATTTAGACTGCTTGAATATGTTGACGCCATTTTGTCTCCTTAATCTGTTGATCCTGGTTCTACATTCACCCAAGTCACTGATTGTGAATCATCTGTTTGATTCCAAATCTGTAGGTCTGGCGATCCTATAGAAAAGTTAATTAAATTTTGAAACGATTCACCAAAAGCCGTTTCATCACCTATGCTAAACGTCATTTGTCCAGCAGTGGTGGTCGTCACAGTTGCCCCAGCAGATACAGTTTCTGTGCCTATAGTAAAACTAGGAGGCGTAGGTGCACTAACTGCAAACGTAGCATCTGCTGCAACCGTTTCAGTTCCTATACTTATACTAACACTCTGTCCTAAAGTCAAACCGGCAGTTCCTGCATTTACTACAAAACCTGGTAATGCTTCTGCTACTCCAAATTGTCCTATTGCTCCGTGTCCTAATAACATATTATCTCGCTGTTGTTGGTACACCCTTTGATGATACAAATGGGTGTTCTGCAAATGCCATGTAGATGTACGTACTATCATTTTGATTATATGCTGTTCCACTATCTCTAATTTTAAATCCATTTGAAAGCATATCTAATCTATCTGTTCCTGTTGATTCAGCATCGGTTCTATTAATGTTTATTCTCTCATCTGAAGCATTAAAAGGTGACCTAGCAGTATCATTTACATTCCACCTACCAGTTGCGTCTATTGGTTTTGTTATAACATATGCGGGTTTAAAGCCAGTATAGATAAAAGTTCCATTTGAATTACCATTACCTTCATAGCTACCAAATTTACTGTAGCCTTGTACATTAGCAAAACAATATGCTACATAGGTATCGCTACCATTATTAACATGGGTATCGTCTGAAACAGAAAAAACTGTGCTTGTTGGAGCAGTATCATTCATTCTATCTAAATCTGCTAATGCCGCAGTTGTGTTAAGTAAAGTAAAATTTTCTTCTGGAGTTCCATGAGATTTATCGTGATAAACAATCCAACCCCTAGTGCTTGAACCTCTATTTTTTATCATAACCCAATTAGGAGTTACTCCTAAACCATGAGCTATCGTTCCTGCACTCCCACTTCCACTATAAGTAACGATAGAAAATCTTGCTGTTGTGTTTGCTTGATAAACAGAATCAATAGTTCCTACACTTGTTGCTGAAGCATCATTAGTTGTTGTTGTTCCACCATTGGCTTTCCATTGCCAAGATACATAGGTTTCGCCACTAGCACCATAACCATTAGCCCCGCCATGTTGAAAACCATCTGATTGAAATGCTGTAAAACCTGTTGATTCAGTATATTCTGCGGAAGTGCTATTACTAACAAGTTCTTTTTGTACTCCCCTTGTTGAATCTAGAAGTCTATGGTCTCTAGTTGCATTTCTTGCTTTTATCCAAACCCAATCTGGTTGTAAATCTGAATTACCACCATTAGTAACACTAGCAGTTGAGCCTGTTCCACTATATAAGGTTGTCTGAAAATATGCTGATGGGTCGTCTATCGTTGTATAAGCCATATTATCCGTACTCCGCTAAGTTCTTGGTACATAGTGAATAATATCCACTAGGTACTGCATATTCAAAGTTACCATATCCATTTGCGTCTGAATTACCACTTGATATTGAAAATGCCGAGTTGCCAAAATTACATTCCCAAGTTGCTTCAGTTCCTCCACCGCCCTCACCCATAGCCGGTGTCATAGTTGAAGCAGTATAAGTTACAAATGATGTAGGATTAGACTCGTCTGCGTTTCCACTACCATCTGCCCATGAACCATTTTTTGCTATTGTAACTCTGTTATTATCGGCATCTAAAGCAATAGCACAAATATCTCCTATGCCCCAAGCGGCACTATCTCCTGCTGTAGAACCATCTGAAAAACTATTATTTCTTTGAAACTTTCCTTCTTCTTGATGCCAACCTACTTCATTGGCTCTATCTCCAAGAGATTGCCCTGTAGAATTTACACCTCTATCATCTAAATCTGCAATACCAAAAAACGCTTGGTCATCAGCATTATTAGTAACTGCTGTTAATTTAGCTTCCCAATACCATTTTCCAGAAGTTAATCCAAAAGTTCCTGTAACATAATTTCTATTAGAAGAATTTGTAACAACTTTACAATTTCCTTCTGAATAAGCCGCTCCTTGTATTGGGTCTAAAGGATTCAACGTACAAAAATTATTGGTAGGTGTATCTTCTGTAACATCTATTGCGGCTAAACCACTTACAGAATGATGATTACCTTGGCCACTTGTATCTGCACCTATACCACTTGCATTTGCACTTGTGCCTGTTTGTTTAAATTCTAATT